GCAAGTAACCAATCTTGCCCACAGCACCATTTAACTAATAACATACTATGACACCACAAATGCAACAGATACTTGAGAAATTTGAAGAGGATTGGGGATTTTTTAAAATGAAATGTACCAAATATCTTCCTAATGGTGTAAGGTTGAGTGCTGGATATATAACAGAGAAAGATGTAAAAAAAGAAATACAAAAAGCGTGTGTCATATATGCACAAAGTATCATAGAAACCCCTATAAAAATTACAGTAACTAATGGTGATCCTATTATGCAAGAGAGATGGGACGGTATTATGAACAATATAAAAAGCTTGTATCTAGAAGAAATCAAACAAGACTCTATAGATTTACCTACTAACTAATACCCTATGTTGCAAATCGACCCAAAAGCACAAATAGCAGTGCTGCAAAAAGCAATAGAGATGCTTCAACTATCCTCTCAAGATCTTACTGGTAATAAAGCCTATGCGATAGGATTACTTGAAGGAATGATGTTTGTACTAGAAACACAAGTAGTTCCAGAAAACACCTCAAAACTAGAATAACACTTTATTTACTTCTAACGATTATGACTAAATTTACAGAAAATGACAATTACTACACGGTCTGCACATGGTGCGATAAAGACAAAAACATCAAAAAAGGACTTATTGCACTGGAAGAAGTCAAAGAGTTCCAATCAAAGCGAGATGGAGTGAGTGAGTATATACGCAAGTCAGTACTGAACTCATTGTGTAGAGAGTGTACGGATAGTATTTCTTTTCTCATAAAAATATGAACATAGTACAACTTATTCAGTATATAAGAAACTATCTTAATGTACCTACTACATCTACAAAAGGCGACTATAGTAGTTGTGGACCAATAACATATTCCCCACTTGAACAACACTATATAGATAAAGAACTGAAGAAAAATGGATATAAAAAACCACCTTGTGGGAAGGGAGGTTCATATTGTGAATATCTTACAAATGACGGTACATGCTCAGTCTACAATGAACGCCCAATAATATGCAGGATGTATGGGGTAATAGGCGACGGTGGATTATCAGGAGCTAAAATGTGTGTAAAAAAGCCTCTATATACGCCTATGATTATGGAAGAATACGTACACCACGCAACAACGGGCAATAAACTATATAAAAAGAAATATAAAAAAATACTTGATGAATGTTTGTCTGAAAATTATGAAGAAATATAAACTACATGCAGGGACTTATGATTTTGAATATTATCTTGTGATTGCACACCGTAGTGAGTCAAAGAAAATACTAAACTTTATACACAATATATGTGAAGATAGCAGCCTCGAGTATGATTTCACAGACAGTTGTGGCGCTTGCTTCACAAGATTTAATTACAATCCAGTCATTTGGCTACCTCAGAAACCAAAAACACCAAAAGAATATGCAACATTAGCACATGAATGTTTACACATTGTGAATTATATTCTGCTACGGTGGGTGAATATTCCTTTATCTATGGAAAGTGAGGAGGCATACACTCATTTACTTGGTAAAATAATAAAAGACATCCTTACTAAATTACAATCATGAAAATTGAAATTGGCAAATGTTATAATATCAGAGGAGAATATGGGATTGTATATACGGTACACGTTATAGGCAAAAGCTTTATACCCCATTAAAAATAGATTGTTTGCAAAAGAAAAAGCAAAAGATATATCCAACGCAAAACACACTGAAAGAATTGATAATTACTACAAAGAGAAATATTTTCAGGCAATGCATAGAATCAATACTCTCAATGAGCAAATGCGCACAATACTAAGTAACGATAAATAATGAACACCTTGCGTCCACTACATCACTACGCTGTAAATTGATTAATAATATATCTAATCACCTCTGATGTATTTTTTATATTGTTTGTTTTTTGTACTCGACTTAATTTTTCTATTGATGATCTGTCGATTCGCACACTGAGTTGGACCAAGTCATCTCCTGGTCTTCCTGTCCTTTCTTTTATTTTGTTCAAATTATTGATCGCTGTTGTTCTTTTTTTGAGGTATTTACCAATATAGGATGCTATTTCTGGATATTCAGAACAAAGTGATTGTATAGAAGTACTCATCTCTGTTGCTTCGTGCTGGTATTTTTGTCCTTTTTGTAGAAAAAAAAACGTGTATAGACCATCACCCCAAGGATGTATAATGATCTCTGTGATATATGGGTGTACTGATGAGGGTATTGTAATCCGTGTGTCATTAGTGATTGAAGATATAATTTCTCCTGATAGTTGCGCTAAATCTTCTTCACGTGATGTGTCACCAGTGAGTAATTCTTCTGTGATTGAGATGTTTGATGTTTTCATAGTGTAGGATGTAATAATGTATAAGTTATCTTACGTTCCTAGTATAGATTATTGTCTTACAAAAGTCAATAAGAATTTTAAAAAAAGTATAAAAATAATCTCTTGTCCTATTGTAGACAATTGTGCAATATGTAGGTGATAATATAATCACCTACCACATGGAGTACGTTTCAGTAAAAAAACTGAAGAAAAATCCCAGTAATCCACGAATCATCAAAGATAAGGCATTCTTACAACTAAAGGACAGCCTTCTTTCTGATAAGGGAAAAGAACACTTCGAAGCTCGACCATGTATAGTTTCGAAGAGAACAGGCTACATCATCGCAGGGAATACACGATTCCAAGCAGCGAAGGAGTTGGGATGGGAAGAAGTACCTGTTGTGTTTATGGATCTTACAGAGGAACAAGAAAACGAGATTACTATTAGGGACAATGTAAGTAATGGAGAATGGGACTGGTCTATGCTTGCTAATGAGTGGGACTCTCAAAAACTTATAGAGTGGGGACTTGATGTTCCAGAAATGGAAATTATTGAAACTGTGGAGGCAAAAGAAGATGATTATGAAATCCCAGACGAAGTACAAACGGATATAGTGCTAGGTGATTTGATAGAGATTGGAGAGCATAGATTGCTGTGTGGTGATAGCACCAATAGTGACCAAGTCGCCAAATTGATGAACGGGGAGAAAGCTGATATGGTATTTACTGACCCGCCTTATGGTATGAAATTAAATGCTGATTATAGCGGTATGAAATTAAATGCTGATAAGGGGGGTAAAAAATATGATAATGTAATAGGAGTTAAGAGGGGTAAAAAATATGATAATGTAATAGGAGATCACGATGATTTTACCCCTGAATTAATAAATACAATATTTACTTGTTTTAATGATTGCAAGGAGATATTTATATGGGGAGCAGATTATTTTGCAGAAATTATACCAAATAAAAATGATGGAAGTTGGGTAGTATGGGATAAAAGAGCAAATGGAAACGATGACTTAGAGGCGGATGAAAGTTTTGACAAAATGTATGGAAGTACTTTTGAGTTATGTTGGAGTAAAAATAGACATAAAAGAGATATTGCAAGAGTGAAATGGGCGGGTATATTTGGAACCGAAAAAGAGTTTGATCATAAACGCCATCATCCTACACAAAAACCAATCTTATTAGCTCAGTGGTTTTTTAATAAGTGGGGAATGGGGGGTGATTTGATAGTTGATTTATATCTAGGTTCAGGCTCTACTATGATCGCCTCTCACCAACTCAAGCGTAAATGTTACGGTATGGAACTTGATCCTAAATACTGTCAGGTGATTGTGGATAGAATGAAAAAGCTAGACCCTTCTTTACTTATTAAACGTAATGGAGAAGTATGGAACCAGTAAATCAAGCATACAAAAACGTACATAATAAAAAAGAAGAGCAGGAGCGTACTACTGTGACTAAAAAAGCTCTTGTTCAGGCAATGCAAAAATGCCTTGGTGTGGTGACTCAGGCTTGCAAGATGGTGGATGTGAGTAGAGATACGTACTACACGTACTACAGAGAAGATCCTGACTTTAAAAAACAGTGTGACGATTGTTCTGAAATAGCTTTAGACTTTGCAGAGAGTAAATTGCATAAACAGATTGAAGATGGTGTTCCTGTGTCTACTATTTTCTTTTTGAAAACAAAGGGTAAAAACAGAGGATATATAGAAAAGACTGAACAAGATATCACAAGTGGTGGAGAGAAGATCTCTTTCTCTCCAAAAGAAATTAAAAGCATGAATAAAGAGCAACTTGATGATGCGTTGAGGGATGTTTTGTCAAGTGGGGAGTGATATGCGCAAAAACCCCGTGTTTTTAATTTTCACACAACATATTACAGACAAAGTCAAGACCATGTTTTTATGTTCTCATATCAAAAAAAACAATATGAATTTTCTTAAAAATGACGTTCTAGTACAAAATAGATCAATGCATGAACTATCCTAAAGCCCCAGAAGAGAATAAACGATTTAGGCTGGAAGTTTTGTCCAAAGCACAAGATAATCCTCGTGCTCAATATTTATTTTTAGAGAAATGTAAGAAAGACATTCTCTTTTTCGTGAATGTGTTTTGTTTTACATACGATCCGAGAGTCGAACCAAGCACAATGCCGTTTATCACTTATGATTACCAAGACAATACACTTCTTGATCTTGTGCAAAGTATAGAGCAAGGCGGGGATGTGTTTATTGAGAAATCAAGAGACATGGGTATGTCGTGGATGATTGTAGTCTTGCAAGTATGGGGATTCCTGAATGGATACGGTTCTTTATACGGATCGTATAAACAAGACTATGTCGACACGAAAGGAGACATGGATAGTCATTTTGAGAGGTTGCGATTTGTCATTGATAAACTCCCTTCTTGGTTGATGCCTAAAGACATTGATCCAACATATATGAACATCTCATCTCAAGAGCTTGGGTGTAATATTGCAGGTGATGCAGGTGCAAATTTTGGAACAGGAGGACGACGCAAGTTTGTTATTCATGATGAGTTCGCTCTATGGTCTGACGACAAGAAAGCTTTTCGTAAGACGAAGGACGTGACGAATTGCAGAATCTTTTGCGGAACCCCAGAGGGTAAATACAACGTCTATGGAATGGTGATGACGAATCATCCCGACTACCAACATCTCAACATTAAGCGCATTACATTACATTGGTCATTACACCCTAAAAAAGATCAACAATGGTATGAAGAGCAGAAGAGTTTAAGAACGAAGCTCGATATAGCCAAAGAACTTGATATCTCTTACGAGGATTCTGTGACAGGTGCGGTATACCCGGAATTCACGGAACGAGTACGATT